CCGCGGCCGTTCACGTGGTATACGATCCCGGCCGGCACGAAGCCTCGACCATGCCGCGGCAGCTCGTGCGAGGCGATGATCTTCGACATTCCGAGCGAGAAAACGCCGGGCGCGAAGATCCCGATCTCGATCGAGCCCGAAGGCGCATACGCGCCGACGTCGACGGATACCGGATCCGGCGTGAATCACTTCCAAGATTGCCCGGACGCCGACGAATTCACGGCCGCACGCCGGAAGCGGTAAGTCCTTCCCGTCTGGCCGATTCGGCTCTAATTGCTTAGGTTGTCGGCCGTGAGCCGGCGCCGGCACTCACGGCCGATGCCTCGACCGATCCGTATCGACCGAGCCATTCCGTCATGACATTTCTCCGCCGCGGCCGCCGCTTTCTCGATCCGAACACGCAACCGGGCACGGGCTCGGGTACTCCGGATCCGTCACCGGGGCCGCGGCCGGCGCCGGTTCCCGGCACGACGACGCGACTCCCGGCGAACGTGGAGCCGGAATTTCAAACGCTCGTCACGCGCGCCGGGAACGCCGAAGCGGCCGCGCGAAGTCTCTTCGACGAGAATTACCGGCTCCGCCGGCGCGTCCGCGATCAGAAAAAGGCGCTCGAGGCGTACGAGACGCGCAACCCGCAGGGCTCCATCGTGCTACACGGTGAGCAGCTCGCCGAGTACAACGCACTAAAGACGCTCGGGAAGCCGGCCGAGCTGAAGGCGAAGCTCGACGAGGCGACGAAGACGGCGACGGAGCTCGCCGCGGCGAAGGTGAAGGACGCGCGCGCGAAGGCGGCCGGCCTTATGAAGTGGGGCGCCGCGACGCTGGCCGATCGTCTCGTCGCGGATCCGCGCGATCTCGAGATTCGGAATGAGACGGGCAGCGACGGGAAGCCGCGCGAGGTCGTGTACGCGCGGAAGCCGGGCGATCCTAACGCGACGTGGGAGACGCTCGAGACGGTCGCTAACCGCGATTGGACAAAGGAACATCTCGCCGCACTAAAGGCGGGCGCCGCGGGTACGAATGGCGCCGGCGCTGCAGCGGGTAACGGTCAACCGGCGTCGTACGTTACATTCCCGGATAACGGCGGGGGCAACGGCAGCAGCGGCTCCGGCTCGATCCTCGAGAGCTTCACGAAGTCTCGCGCCGAAGCGGCGCGCGCAGTGACAAACCCGTTGCAGCCGCAAGGCGCGCGCACCGGAACGAAGTAGGCTCACCCTACCAGTAACACGGGGTTACGCATGCCGCGGACAGAATACACGAACATGCTCCCGAATTTCATCGCGGATCCGGGCTTTATGCGCCGGCATCCTTCGGGGCGTCAAGTCAAGTGGGCCGCCGTCTCTGAAGATTTCATAGACGAGGCGACGGGGAAAAAGCGGCTCAAGGCCGGGCAAGTGGTGAGCGAGCTCGCCGACGGATCCGTGATCGAGTACGGCGGAACCGATGCGAGCGCGTCACCGGACGAAACGCCGACGACGGCCGTCGGCCTGCTCGCCAGCGAAGCGAACGAAGACGCACCGGCGGAAGCGCTTTCCGGGTACGGCATTATCACCGGCGGCGTCGTGTGGGAGAACCTGCTTCCGAATGCGGAAGCCGGAGAGCTGCCGGCGGGCACGAAGACGGCGCTCACGAACGGCGGCGCCGCTTTCCAGTATCACACGTACGAGGACGATCGCGCCGTATAGGCGCTCGCGCGGCCGCGTCCCAAGGGGCGCGCGGCTCACTGTGGGACGGCGCCGGCATCCTCTGACGATGCCGGCGATCGGAAGGTGAGACGAACGGCTGCCCAAGGGCGCAGCGCAACCCAAGCACAACGGGATCCGCCTCAATGTTCATCAATTTTGCGGCACTCATCGCCGCGCTCGGGCCGGGCGCCGCGGCCGTCATCGCGAATCGCGCGCGCGCGCCGGGGAGTTACCTCTTCAACACGTTGCTGCCCGAAGAAACGCGTTTCGGGTACAGCGTGCAGTCCGGGAATATCACGATCCGGGCCACGATGGCCGGCCTCGTCGGTATGGATTCGCCGTATCCGCCGGGCGGCGCGATCGGCTCAACGTCCCTGCAGGAGCAGACGGCGAAGATCGCGAATGAGATTCCGATCAATGAGCAGACGATGCGCACACTTCAGGAGATGATGCTGCGTCTCCAAGTGTCGCAGGCGCCGACGAACGACGTCGTCCTTCGGCAGCTCTTGAATTTCGTCGCGAAAGTCATCGTGCAGCCGCATCTCGATACGGCCGAGTGGATGCGCGGCCGCGCGCTGCAGACGGGCCGCCTCGACTGGGTAATGAACGGGATCACGCTCGCCGTCGATTACGGCGTGCCGACGGGGAATATCCTCACGGTGCGCTCGGGGAACGACGCGTACGGCGGCTCGGCGTCCAAGTTCCACACGGACGTACGCGAGGCACGCCGGATCCTGAAGCGGATCCGCGCGATCATCGCGCATCCGACGACGATCGACGAGATCCGATACAACACGGTGAACAACCTCGTGACGATCGGCGAGTCGGAAGGCACCGTGACGCTCCGCCGGGTCACGTCGGACGGGATCTTTACGAATGACTCGCAGGACGTAATTACGATGATTCCGTATGATCTCGAGGCCGAAGTTCTCGATCCGGCCGCTCCGGCGACGCCGCAGAAACTCCCGTTCATGGATCCGGGGAAGCTGCTTTTCGTGGCGCCGAACACGGTCGACGGCTTCGCCGTCAACGTGGACGAAGGGAGCACGGAAGATCCGAATCGGGCGAACCGGCTCGGGTATACGCACGTCGCACCGACGGTCGAAGGCGGCGGGATTCCGGGCCGATGGGCCGATCTCTTCACGCCGCAGCACGAGCCGTATAAGGTGATCGGTCGAGGCGTCACGAACCTGCTCCCGGTCCTCGAGGCCGCGGATAAGATCGTCGTCGCCGAGACAGATCTCGCGTAAGGCAGGACGCACACGGATAGGGTGAGCCGGCTCGTCGGAATCCGCCGGGCCGGCTCGCTTCACTTTCTCACCGTCGGGAGCTGCGGTGCCTCTCTCAAGTTCGGACTTGCTGCAGCCGGTCGGAGAGCTCGAGACGCAGCTCTTCCCGCATCTCGACGCGGCGTTAAGTCCGCCGCCGCCGGTCACGCTCGAGGAACGTCTCGAGCAGTATCTCGACGAGGGATACACACGGGCCGCGGACTTCTCCCTCGACGACGAAGATCACGACACGTACGCGCGCGCGTGGGCCTATTACCGCGCGTATTTCGCCGTATATCAGCGCATGATCGCGACGGCGGCAGAGGCACGGATCGACGGGCAGGGCTCGCGCCGATACGATCCGAAGCAGGCGCTCGCCTTCCTCGAGCTGGCGAACGCAAAGAAAGGGGAAGCGGACGCGCTCGTGCCGGTCGACGAAGACGAGACGGCGCCGGACGTGCCGCCGTCCTCGAGCTTCCGGCATCGGATCGAGTGGTAACGGGATGCCGGGCTTCCCGCTGCTTGACGGCTTCACGAAGGCCGAGCTCACGAGCCTACACCGGGCGAACCTGCCGCACTGGTGCACCGTCGAGACGATCGACGCAGACGACGTATGGAGCGCCGCCGCGACGAGCGTCCCGTGCCGGCTCATGCACGTATCGGCCGCGGCGAAAGTCGGCGCCGATCAGGCCTTACGGCCGGAGACGGAGTGGCTGCTCGGCTTCGCCGCGAGCTCACCGCACGCCGGGCCGCGGCGCCGGTACACCGTGAACGGGAAGCGGCCGGACGGGACGCCGTTTGTCTCGAGGTTGCTCTACGCGCTCGGCGCGCACGTGCCGCACGTCGAGGAATCCGTCGCGCTCGTCGAATGCGCCGAGACGGCGCCGGCGGGAGTGTAGCGCGATGGCGAATGCCGCCTTCCGCCTCGATATGCGCGTGACGGAGAAGACGCAGCGCGCAACGGTCGCAAACCTGCGGCAATACGGCCGCGGCGTCTCGCGCGATCTCGAGCGGATCACCGTCCGGAGCGGCGAGCGCGCGCAGGCGATGGCCGAGCACTTCGCGCCGGTCGACGAGGGATACATGCGATCGAAGATCCGCCTCGTGATCTCGGCGAAGCGCCTCGCGTGGCAGCTCGGGTACAATCAGGCCGATTTCTCCGGGCAGGGGCTCGCGGATTACTACCTTTTCCAAGAGCTCGGTTTTCGGCATTGGATCACCGGGCAATTCATACAGAACGCGCACCTTCGGCCGGCGTTTGAGCTCGAGCGGCCGCGGTATCTGCGCGAAGTCGCGCAGGCGTTACGCGTGAACGCGGCGCGATTGGCGAGGGCGCAGTAATGCAGGCGTCTCTCGAGGCGATCGGGCCGCTCACGGATGCCGTGGTAACGGCGCTCCGCGCGAATACGTCACTCAATAGCCTGCTCGATGCCGGCACGGAGAAAGGCGTACACGACGGCGGCGCACCGAATCCGACGGACGGCGCGCAGCCGCTCCGGTACATCGTCGTCCGCTCGCCGTCGACGTCACCGACGGGCGTCTTCTCGAGCGTCGGCGGGCTCTGTGTCCTCGAGCTGCACGTATGGTATCCGACGCGGCAAGAGGGGCCGATACGCGCGATCGCCGCGCAATGCGGGATCACGCTCGAGGGGACGCGCCTCACGCTCTCCGGCAGCTTTCGCCATTGGGGCGGCTCGTGCTTCCTGATTGGTATTCTCGACGATAACGCGGCACGTCCGCCGCTGAAGCACGGGATCATCCGATATGAGGCGAGGGTGCAATGAACGCGAGCGATCTCCGGGCCGTGCGGCAGATCGCGCTTACGATCGCGAGTGCGACGTCGGCGCTTCTCGAGATCCTCGAGGATGCGACGCCGGCGGAAGTCGGCGCCGGCGATGCCGGCGTGCCGAAGGAACCGATCCCGGAGAAGCTCCGGAACGCAGGCGTCCCAATGTTCGGCCGGAAGCCGGTCGACGAGATTCAAGCGGCTGCCGCGGCCGCGAGTAGTGTCGGAAGTGGCGCCGCGGACTCGCCGGCGACAGATTGACGCAGGACAAAACAACGGGCCGCGCTCCAAGGGCGCGCCGGCCGTAACGCCGCAGTGGAACAACGGAGCGCGCTCTTATGCCGGATCCGGTCCTTGGGAAAGATTTCGAGCTCTACGTGCTCGATACGGCGCAGTCGCCGGACGCGTATGTGCTCGTCGACGGTATCAATCAGTGGGACGATCAGATTAACCGTGAGCGTCAGAGCTGGCCGATGTTCGGCCGGGCGACGGACTACCAGACGGTAGGCTCGCGCGAGATCACGTACTCGATGGGCGGCTTCCTCATCCTCACGGATCCGGGGCAAGTCATCATCCGGACGGCGGAGCTGGCCGATTCCACGGTCGGAATCAAAGTCTTATGGGAAGGCGGTTCCGACGGGTACACGCAGAACGTCCGTATCGGCACGCGCTCCGGCAGCCGCACGCCGGAAGGCCTGCAGACGCTCACGTACGAAGTCGCCGCGATCGACGACGCCGTGATCGTCGGCTCGGGTCCGCTGCCGTAGTCGCTGCACGATCGAAGCGGCCGGCGTCACTTCCGATGCCGGCCGCCTGCCCGTTCCTCACGCCTTGGAGTACGCTCGAGCAATGTCCGACACGCCAGACACCGACGGCACGGCCGCCGGCACGCCAGACGCCGGCGAGACGCCGGCCAGCACGCCGAAGGCACCGCTTCGACTGCTCCGGAAAGATTCCTTCCTGAAGCGGGCGGACGTCCGGTATGAGTGGATCCCGGTCCCGGAGTGGGAAGAGGACGGGCAGATTCCCGAAGTCCGCATTCGGAGCCTGACGGGCGCCGAGTGGGAAGAGTTCGAGATGGCCGTCAGCAAGACGGGCGCCGACGGTGTCACGAAAACGGATATGCGGAACGCGCGCGCAAAGTTGCTCGTGAAGGTCGTCGTCGACGAGAACGGCGGGCTCGTCTTCGATGCGAGCGACGTCGGCCAGCTCGCACAGAAAAACGCCGGCGCCTTGTCGCGGCTCTTCGATGCCGCTTCGAAGCTCTCCGGCGTCATGAAGCGCGAGGACGCGGTAAAAAACTAGAAGGTCGGCCGCTCCGGGAGCTCATGCTCGCGCTCGCGGTCGACGTCTTCAAGAAACGAATTTCGAAGGTCGAAAAGTGGCCGCGGGAAGAGATCGCCGAGTACGAAACGTATTTCGCGCTCAAGGATAAACGCGAGAAAGAGCGCGAAGCCAATACGACGGGGAGCGGGCAAGGCCGACGGACTCCCGGACGGGCTACACGAGGACGCCGCCGATGACGACAGTCGCAGGGCTGCAAGTCGGCATCGGTGGTGATCCTACCGGCCTGATAAACGCGCTCAACGCCTCGACGCGCGCCGTCACGCAGTTTTCGACGAACGTCACGCAGATGAACGCGCGCGTAAACTCGAGCGCGCTCTCGATCGGCCGCCTGCTCGCGGCACTCGGCGTCGGGATCTCATTCCGTGAGGTCGTGAATTACGCCGACGCGTGGAAGCAAGTCGAGGCACGGCTCGGGATCGTCACGCGATCGACCGAAGAGTTACGCCGAGTGCAGCGGGAGCTCTTCGCGATCGCGCAGGAATCGCGCGCGGAGTTTGAATCGACGGCGACGCTCTACACGCGCCTTGCGCAATCGCAGAAGCAGCTCGGGCTCTCGAGCCGGGATCTTGTCAAGATCACGCGCACCGTCACGCAGGCACTCGCGATCGAGGGGCGCAGCGCGTCGGAAGTGTCCTCGACGATCCGGCAGCTCGCGCAGGCCTTTGGCTCTGGCAAGTTCGCCGGCGATGAGCTGCGGAGCGTCTCGGAAAACGCATCCCTACTCTTCGGCAAAATGGCCGAGTCGCTCGGCCTGACGATCGGCGAGTTTCGGAAGCTCTCGAGCGAGGGAAAGATCTCGGTCGAGCAAGTCGCGCGCGCGATCCTCGAGTCGGGCGACGCGATCGCCGCGCAGGCCGGCCGGCTCCCGACAACCGTCGGCGGCGCCTTGACGCAGCTCCGGAATAGCGTGCAGCGCTTTATCGGGGAGACGGACGCGGCGACGGGCGCGACGAAAAAGCTCGTCGAGATGATAAACGCGCTCGGGAACGCCTTCGATAATCACCGGGCGGCCGTTGAGACGTTTGCCTTCGTGATCGGCGCCGGCGTGCTCGTGAAGGCGATCAATCTCGCGATCGGAGCGCTCGGCCGGCTCGCCGCCGGGACGGCGCTCGCCGGCCTGCTCTCGCTCATCCCGGCGATCCGGTCGCTGCGGGATGCGTTCGCCTTTCTGCAGCTTGCGATCGCGGGCGCATGGCGGACGCTACTCGGGCCGATCGGCATCATCGCAACGGCGATCGGGATCGCGGCCGCCGTCTTTTTCAAGTGGCGGAAGGGAGTCGAAGAGACACGGAAGGAAGCGGAGAAGCTCCGGACCGGCCTCGAGAAGATGGATCCGAAAGAGCTCACGACACGGATCGAGGACTCGCTCCGGGATCTTACGCGCATGAACGCCGAAGCGCGTCGACTGCGCGCGAATATCGAAGCGGCCGCGCGCGGCGGCGGCGTCGCGCCGGGCGATTCCGACGAGCTCGTGACGCTCGAGCGGCGGATCACGAGCGTTCAGAAAGCGCTTAACGCGATGATCGAAGTCCGGAACGCCGCCGGCGCCGATGCGACGCCGATCATTAAGCCGTCGGCAGAGGATGAGCTAAAGAAATTCGCCGACGGCGTATCTCGTGTGATCGAGACGTTTCGGATCATGCAGAAGCAGGGAGAACACGTGCACCGGGTCGTCGATCGGCTGCGCGTCCTCTTCGACGAGACGCAGCGGAAGCTCCGCGGCCTGAAGGATCCTTTCGGCGAGGAAGCGCTCCGGCTCCGGAAGATCCTCGCCGATCTGCTCGAGCTGCCGGAGATAAAGCTGCGCGTCCGGATCGATACGTCGACGCGCGAGATCCGGCAGCTCGCCGAAGCGGAAGTAAAAAAGCTCACCGAAGCGCTCACGGCGAAGGATTCCGGGCTCATTCCTAAGATCACCGTGCAGCCGATCATCGATACGTCGCTCGCGTCGTCCTCGATGCAGCGGCTCGCGCAACGGCTGCCGGCGGAGATGGCTGCAGCAATCGGGAAGGTCCGTTTCGACACGCTCCGCGATCGCCTCGCGCAGCAACTCGGGAGCCTGCCGATTAAGATCGAGCCGGCCGGCCTCGACATATTCAACCGGGCCGTAGATCAGGCCGTCGCCGCGCAGAACCGGCTCAACCTCGCGCGGCTCGGCGGCGATCGGCACGAGATCATCAGTGCGGAGCAGCAGTACGCGGCCGCGATCGATACCGTGCGGAACGCGCTCGGCGGCCTCGCGCGCTCGCTTGACTCGACGAATATCAAAGCGGACGATCAGGCGCTCGCGATCGCGGCGATCAACGAAGCCGCCGGCAAGCTGCAGGCGACGCTCTCGAGCACGACGTCGCGGCTCGACAAGCTCATGAATTTTGCGCGCGCGGCGACGGGCATCGGCCGGGCGATCTTGGGCCTCGCGGACGCGATGCGGAGCGTCGACGAGAACATTCGCCGCACGCTGCAGAGCGCCGTCAATCTCACCGATGCACTCGTCGATCTGGCGCAGGCGCAGAAGGATCTCCGCGCGGGCACGGGCTCCGCGGTGACGGTCGCAGCGTCCGCGCTCGGCGCCGCCGGCGCCGGCCTTTCTATCGTGAATTCCATCGTCACCGCGATACAGTCGGACAATGAAAAGCTGCGTCAGGTAGTGCGCGAGCAGACGGAGATCCAGCGCGAAAACAATCGGAACCTCGAGAGGCTCCGCATCGAGGTAGGGGGATTTACCGGCGCGATCGGCGACTTCCGGACGGCGCTTACAGCGCTCCGCGGCCCATTGGATCCGAGCCGCGGGGGCACGATCGGCGCCGGCTTTACGAGCGTGCAGCAGCTCATCGAGCGGCTCGCAGATATTCAGCGAGAAACGGACGGCCGATCTTTCACGCAGAACATTCTCGGCGGCGTCCTGCGGGAGTTCGGGACGTCGCTTGCGGAAGTGTCGGCGATCGCCGACGAGCTTAACGTCACGCTCTTTGACTCGGCCGGCCGGATCATCCCGGAAGCCTTTGGGCTGCTCGCGGACAAGATCGAGCTAAATATCCGGCGGCTCACGGAATGGAGTAACACGCTAGACGATACGCGGCAGCGGATGGAGCTCGAGGCGAACGTCTTCGACTTCGAAGCAACGGCACAGCGGACCATTCAGCAGGGGATCGCGCAACTGCAGACACTCGCGCCGGCGATCTTCGATAAGTTTTTCGGGAGCATCGATCCGAACAATGCCGGGCAAGTCGAGGCCGCGCTGCGGTTACTCACGCGGACGCTACTCGACAACGTCGCGAGCCTCTCCGGCGACTTCGATGCACTTTTCGGCCGCGACGAGCTCATACAGATAATCGAGCTCGTCGAGTCGGGCCTCGACGGACTCGCGAAAGCGGCGAACGAAGTCACGGCGTCACTCTTGAACGTGCCGCAGGGATTCAAGCTCGAGCGGGCGCGCTTCGAGGCGACACTCGCACGCACCGTCGACTCGATCGCCGGCACCTTCGACTCGATCGAGATCGACAAGATCAAGCCGGGCGCACTCACGCTCACCGGGCGGCAGTCGCTCGACACCG